TGAATTACGGCAGTGATTGCAGAAGATATAAACCATTACGCCCTGCCCTTACGCTTGTTTGAGTGCGGGTGCTGGCTGATTAGCCACCGGCACAGCGCGTTGCAGTTGCAGCGGCAGACCGCTTAGTTGGACTTGTTCGGAGGGCTTTGAGCCTTTGTCTTTCTGGTAAATAGAGAATTGCACCGGGACAAAAACAATCTTGCCGATGTAAGCGCGGTAGGCGTTGTGCATGCCGCTTTCGACCTGATACGGCGCAACGCGAACGTCGGTGAACAGGGAGATTTTGCGGCCCTTGGCGTCGAGCGCTTCACGTTCAATTTGCAGCTCAAAGCCGCCCCATTTGTTCTCTTCAACAGCGACCAAAACACCGTCAATAATTCCCGGAATAGACATATCAACACCTCAGCAGATAGATAGAAAAATACGAACAGGCACTAGTAGCCCATCCATTCAGCAACACTGGTAGTTCCAGATTCCTGGCGATCGAGGAACCAGAGTTTTTCGGGTTTGGCGCCCTGCTCTTTTCGCTGTTCCATGGCCGCCAATGCCTGATCGACAGATTCCTGAAGCACTGAATTTAAAAACGGCGTGCGCATGGACTGCTGGAGCGCCAAGGTGCGGCGCTGGCCGGCTGAAAGCTCGGTGCCAAAGTAGTTAAGAACTATCATGCGGCCACCAGTTGCAGGCGGCGCGGAGCGACTGGAGCGCGATACCAATCCGGCAAAATCAAGCCGTCAGAAGTAACGATTTCCTCAGCGCGGCGAACGAATACAAGCACGTTGCGCGTGGCGTCATAAGGCTGGGCAATGTTGATGCCGATGCGATTCAGGCGAGCGCGATAAATCTTTATCTGCGACTTTCTGAAATCGAAAGAATGGCCATGCATCCATTGCATTGCCACGTTCGCCGTGAGGTTAGCGGCTTTCATATTGTCCACCTCACCAGCGGCAAGCAGACGCTCAGCAACACTGTCATATTCCATCGCGGTCACCTGTAACTTCTGGTCAATAGCCAGGAATTTTTCATGGATGCCGAGCAAACGGCTTTCGTCAAAGAGGCCCCACCAGTCGAGGCCTTCGCGGGTTAAATATTCCGCTTTAAGTTCTTGTTCCATGCGCACGACGCCGAGGTCGTTACACAGGTCGCGGACAGATTTGAGGTAGGAAAATTCGGGAGATTCTTCGCCGAAATTGCGTTTGCACTTGGGCATCAAGAACAGTTCGATGGCACGGGCCTTGTTGTAGGCCTTTTCGTAATGGTCACGAGCCGACCAGTCGCAGGTGTTGCCATCCTCGAACAGATGGCCGTTTTTGTAGCCAAACCGTTGAGTGCTGAGGCCGTTGATATAAGGCCTAACGTTGCCCTTGCCCACCTGCCGATTGGTGGTCAGATCGATACGGCGAAAGCGTGCGCCGTTGCCCACCATCCGAGCCTTGGAGCCGTCAGGCGTTTGGGTAAATCCGACCTGAGTGCACTTGCTGAAAGCTGGAAGCCGGACGCCTTCGCGGCAGGCGTATCGCTGAACGATGTTGTTATAGACCGCCATGCACTCATCAAGGCTGGCAAAGCCCTGGAGGTTGTCGAGGCGATCCACGGCGCTAGGATTGCCCTTGACGATCAGACGGCAATCATCAACGCGGATGCTGATGATCGTGCTGTAACTACCCTCATGCTTAAAGGCTGGCGAAGTGTCGTGAGAGACCTCACCCGTCTGGCGGTCGTAGTAGCAGAGCGCTTTCGGATTTACCTGAGGCAGCCGGAAAGGAAAGGTCTGCTCAACCGTCAGGTAGTCGTAAAACATTTGCGAGCGCTGAAGGTTAGATATGGCCACTTCTCAATTTCTAAGAAATTAGAATTGAGAAAGAAATTAGATTCTAAGAATCTCAATGTCAAGAAGCTTAGGAAAAAAGTCTAAAATCGAGCCAACCACCAAACAAAGGCCCGAGTCATGCCTACCAAGCACATAGACGACGAAACATGGAGAAAAGTAGAAAAGGAAGCTGTGAAAGCAACCATCGCCACAAAAAAATCAATCAAAGAAACAGAAATGCTTAAGTGGTTGATTTTAAAGGGATTAGAAGAGATAACCGAAACCGATTTTCAAAAAATTGCAAACGCAAAAAAATAGGACGCAAAAGCCCAAAAGCAACCCTGGGAGTATGCGTTGTCATACCAAATTGGGGGTGTTACAGCACCCCCACCCCTCGACGGCCGAAAATCCCAAAAGCCGCAAAGCAAAAAGCAGGCGTTCCGCCGAGGCCGCTGCGCGCCCTTTCCCTAGTCGGGGAAGGGTCCCTGCTAAACGGTTAAGAGCATTCGCGGGAAGCAAAAGCGGGCGGACATGATGAAGGGCGGCGAGGCCTCGGCGCTGGGCAAAACCTCACTGATTAAAGTAACGCGCAATGCGTTACATTAATTGTCGACGAGCGGTCGAATACTAGTAGCGTTACCGCTAGATTATTATTGGTAACGTTACTATAATTAATCCATGAACAGCAAACATGGAGCCGCCACAATGATCGATCCAACAGACAAGCAAACCGCCGCCCTGCCTCTGGAGCAGCCCAAGCGCGGGCGTGGCCGACCATCGACCGGCGCGGCAATGACGCCGGCCGAGAAGCAGCGGGCCTACCGCCAGCGCCTGGCCGAGCAGAAAAACAACCAGGTGCCAGAAGCCAAATTCGGAAAAGTTAGATCCACCGCGGCCGAGCGCATCGAGCAACTTGAGCAGCAGCTCGCCGATGCAATCACCAGGGCCGAACTAGCCGAGGCACGCGCAGACGTTATGGGTAACGAGCTGGCAATAATCAAAGCCAAGCTAGGCAAGGCCTCAGCAACCATCGTAAATATAAAAACAAGTAACGTTACAGAAAATAAAACCCTGTGGGACGTTGAAAGCCAAGTTCCTGGAAAACACACATGGCAAAAAGTCGCCGGCTATCCATGGCCGAACCAAGAAGCCGCCGAAGAATTCGCGCGCAAAATGCCAAACGAAACACACCTGAGATACAGGGTTGTACAGGTCAAAGCGCCAAAATAGCCCGGCAGGCGTCCTGCAGGGCATCAAGCCGGGTATCCAGGGCGGCGCCCTCCTCATCCAGCTGCGCAACGCGGCGACGCAGCTGGCGAACCTCTGCCACGAGTCGCGGGTAATCAGACAGTAAGTGCTGGACAGCCTCGGAATCACACCGACCGGCTGCATAGAGGCGTGCTTGATCGATCAGGTAAGAAGGGATGTTTACGGTAACGGGCTGTCGCATAAGAGACGTTACATTAAATAGGCCCCGGAGCTTACAGCATTATCCGGAGCCTAATAAACGTAACGTTACCCATTATGCGAAGCCTTGGGATAAATTCCTTTTAATTCAAAGACTTACGCATCTGTCGGAGTTCTTTAAAAAGAAGAATTATTCTTTAAAAGAAATAATGATATAAAACAATTTGTTAGCGTCGATCTTTGATCCAAGAATTCCGCTATTCTGGTCTTTTAGCATTAGGCCATCCTGGTCTGGTGTGAGGCCCACCTATAATGCGAAATCCAAGCTATTTATGCGAATGATGAGAAAACAATCGGTTGTGGCATGTGATAAC